CCCGCCACATTGACAGTCTGGACTCATAAAAGATTAAGGTCCTTTAGACAATGAGATACCATGTCTTCAACAAGCTGTTGGGCACTACCACCAGACTCATCAAGAGCCTTATTGAAGGCTTCTACCAAATCAATTTTATGGGAAAGGCGAAACATTACTTGCGTCACTCTTTGGTCTTTTTTCTTTGGTATCTTGTGAATTTCAAATTTCATTGCTTCCCACTCCGAATCATTCGTTTCAATAATTTATAGAGCCAGCCATATCGACAAATCAAATTACCGCCGCATTGACAATCAGGTCTCATCTCGGTTTCTCGTTAACTTCAATTATAATTCTCGTGACCTTTGTAGGGTCTTTTAAATGACAAATTAGCTCATCCTGGTCTGATTCTATAAACGACATTGCGATATAATCAGCAAGCCCCCGAAGGGCTATAATTTGCTGCAACTGATGTTTTTCTTCTTTAAGTTCTGCGATGTATCGACTCATTTTATGTTTCCTAACTGAAAAAAGTTAAAAGTGCGGGCCGGTCCGACATCTCGAGGGAGAGGCCAATTTACAACCGGCGTGATGACCCCTTGTCGCCGCACCAATTATTCCTATACGGACAGAATAATCCGTGATTTTTTAAGACTATTATCGCATTCAAATGCGACCTCTTTTAAAGGAACTTCATATTTCTCCGTTTCATCCGAGGTCAATTGAACGAAGATCGGCTCTTTACCGTTGCCAAAAGATAAAAATTCAATCAGTTCTTTTGCTTTCATAGCTTCCTAATTGGAATCATATTAATAATATCCTTCAAAAATCATCGAAGTTTCGCCACACTTTTTACAAGTCGCATTGGGTCTCAAAGGTTGGCAATCGCCATCAAATGTTATTTCATCATAAGGCTTCACAAATTGATTACAGTGTTCGCAAACTGGAATGAAATAACATATCCCGCATTCATCGTCGTCACTGCCAACTTTAAGGCGCCTCATGTTTTGATATTCGTTCATTCAAACCTCTAGTCGTCTATGGAATGGAGGAAGGCTGAGGTCTGACCTTTTTTATATCCCGATTCGTTCGAGTATCGCTTGTTATTGGCGTGGGCAAGCAAGAACCATCGTTCTCGTAAATGGCAGGCTCCAACTTCTGCGGCTGAAACAACTGTCCAGCGAGAATCATACCCCAGCGCAGTGAGCTCCAAGAGAACTCTATCAAGCCCCCGAACAGCGATAGCTGGGACGTTTTCCAAGAAAATGAAGCTGGGTCGTAACTCACTTGCCAATCGGATGATTTCAAAGAAAAGGCCACTTCGCTTTCCTTCCAAGCCCTCTCCATTTCCTGCAACGCTGATATCCTGGCAAGGAAATCCGCCGACGATGATATCAATGGGTATTCCAAAGTGCCTTGATGACAGCCCTCGCACATCGTCAAAGATTGGGGCAATGGGAAGTTCGGCTGACTGCATTCGTGACAATAAAACAGCTTGGCAGTATTTATCGATCTCACAGTAAACGACAGGCCGAACCCAATCGGTGAGTCCAACTGCCATTCCTCCAATCCCGCTAAATAAATCCAAGCCATTAAGCATCAAACCTCTTTGTATATTTGGTTTTTTTACTCCCAACATCCCAGTTAGGCATACTGGTTAATCACCTTTTTCATAAATGGAACTTCTCTTTTCCATTTTCTGAACGCACCACACCCTTCGCTTTTGACCCTCTTGCTTCGATATGGCACCAAGACCAATTCTTTTTAAGGCCTGAAAGAGCGAGTTATATTGGTTCATGTTTTCGACCAACACGGAGTCGCCAATTTTCATCTTATTAGCGGTCTCAACAATTACTGAACTGTTGCCTCGAATTGGCATTGGAATATTTTTTTCAATCTTTAGCATTTAAAATCCTTTCACTAAATTCATTCAGGTCCCTGACCTGTCGTAATTAGCTTCCTACTCGGATCGGAACTATCGAGATGTTTCATAATCGCTTTCACTTTCTCTGCATTCATCACAAACCAATGCATGGGCATCAACTTTAGTTAATTTTGATTCAAGAAAATGTTCTAAGCAGCTTTCGCACTTTTTAACTGATCCGGTTTCTTCGTCTTGTGTTTGTTTAACCGTGTCCAATGCCTGCGACATCATGGCGAAGAGGTTCCAAACGTATTGTCTGAAGTATTTTAGATCATCGACTTTTGTTTTATTGTGCTTACATGAATGGAAATAGGCTTTTTCCAGGTCTTTGACCATTTGATCAGTTCCAGCTTCTTCTTCATTGATAAGTCTCATTTTACTTCCTTTGGTTGTTTCCACACTGTTAACGTTCATTAATCCTTTTATTAGCTATCTCAAAATATTTCTCATCTTTTTCAATTCCTATAAATTCACGATTCAGGTTCTTACAGGCAACTCCGGTCGATCCTGACCCCATTGTAAAATCTAAAACAGTATCTCCTTCTTGTGAATAGGTCTGAATCAGATATTCCAGTAACGGTACTGGTTTTTGTGTGGGATGAAACTGGCCCTTGCCGGAAGGGTTTGCAAAGTGTAGATCGCTGAATTTAAATCCGGTTTCAGTTTGAAAATAATCCCCAGAATCTTTTATTCTAGCGCCATGTAAATTTGCGCCTTTGTTTTTGCGACTTTGTTTAATTGGCTCAATCGGCTTCAAATCCAAGTAAAATTTATAGTCGCCAAACACTAAAATGTTTTCATGCCTTTTCATTGGCATCTTACGAGCATGCTGAAAGTTACTGGCCTTAGTTTTAATCCAAGAATATGCATGTCTAAAGTTTTTCAAATTAGATGAGCCAAGAGTAAAGGTAAATGGTTCAGAACAAAATAAAACAATTGCTCCGCTGCAAATGCGATTCAGATTTTCCCACATTGGTTCAAGAGGAATAATGGTGTCCCATTTACATGACGTTGTTCCATATGGAATATCCGCTAAAATCATGTCTATGCTCTTGTCGTCTAATCGTTTCATCACTTCCAAACAATCCCCTAGATAGAGAATTCCTACTCCCCTGTGTCCTTTGGATTGGAGATTGAACATTTCATGGCTCAAGTGCCTTCCGTGCTAATTTAAAACAGGCCCGAACCTCATCACTGAGCAAGTGATTATCTTCCAATGGGCCAAAATGGTCAGCAAAGGCCAGTAATGCCTCTGTTCTCTTATTCAGTTTTGCCATGACTATTTTTATATCTTCTGTTCCTAGATCACCGCATTTTGTCCATTTCTTTTGAACTTGATGTGTAAATTCATTATATTTTCCTTTAAACATTTATAGGCGAAGCAATTATAACATCGCATAAAGCTTGGTAGTTTGGCTGAGTTAATTTTAAAACAGAATCTATTTTAAATTTCCTAGCGATATAAGCGTGCACTGCTTCGCTTGACCATTTGTTCTTATTTGCAATAGCCCAAAGTCTTGCAATTTGCTTTTCGCTAGGAGATCCAGATGATGCAACGGGCGATGGTTTTTTAGGTGCAATTGGATTAGCCTTTGGTTTTTCTGGCAAAGAATCAAAGGCAGGGAATAATTCTTCAGGATCTGGAGATTGTGGTGCAGTGAAGGCCCCATCAGGAGGTTCTTTTGTATCCTTTTTTTCAGAAGCTAAGGCCCCATCCTCATCTTCGTCGCCAACAATACCTAAAATTGCACAAAGAGAGTATCGCTTTGCATAAGTTAGTTCTGACCCCTGTTCTTGAGGTGATCCAATATTTTTAAGAGCCCATCTGCTACAAAGCCATTGACCAGAACTATGCATAATATATGTAACTAATTCAGCCCCTTCTTTTATTTGAGAAAAAGAAAGCCCATTCTTTTTAAGATGAGGGGCAATTGTTGTTCTTATTGAAAGAAGGTCGGCATATTTAAACCTTTTCCTGCCCCCTGTTTTTAATGGGTAATCAACTTCCACATTTAATGCCGGGGCAGGACATTCGCCTTGAAAATTAGAAAGTGCCATGGCTAAATCTTTAATATCATCTGATTTCATTTTTTTATCATCCCTTTAAAAAGATCCATTTCATATTCTGGATCATAAGAATTGTGGTCTGGATCTTTGGCTAAACAAAACATGCAAACTTCTTTATCGGCGTTCCATAGATGGTGTCGCGCGATCTCTTTAACCTCAAAGCAATAACAAATACCATTTATTAACTTTTGGTTTTTAATTTTATACAATTCTTCTTCTGAAATCATCGGATACCCACAATTTTCTCCCAAAGAGATTGGGCCGTAGTATCGATTTGAGAACCATCACCAGACATGAACAGATTGAATTTCTGAGCTATAAAATCCTGTACATGCTTTTTGATAATTAAAACAGGATCATTTTTGGCAATATGAAAATTAACATCGATTTCTTTTTGTTTTAATTCATCAAGCGCATTTCCAATGGCCTGCTCAAGGCTTTTTGGCGTACCCTTTTGGGTGTTATTCCAAACAGCCATTACTTGTTCTTCTAGAGTCATACTGACCTCCTTTTTAAGATACTTTTTTTATCTTTTTTAATTTGTCGTTAAGAGCTTGGCGGCAGATTTCACTGACGTTAAATCCAAAGGCTTTAAGTTTGATGAATACTTCGCTGTTGACTCTAATAGAGATAATCTTGTCTTTTGTTTTCATGATTAAATCATAACACGTCTTGTAGTGACATGTATATACAATTCTTAATCAATGATTTACAGGCACATTACTCACGATCAAATATATTCTTGGTTGGTTGGATTGCCTATTGGCCAATAGGTCTACATATTGTTCTATGAGTTCTTCTCGCCATTCAATGTCGAAAATGTGATACTTTTCTACCCATTGTTCAGCGGCTTTCCGAAGGTCCAGATCGTTCATAAAACCCTCCTAACCCTATAGAAACTAGTTGCATTATACCGAAAGGTATATCTATCGTCAAATTACTCTATAACTTTTACCATGTAAAAATGGACCCAATATTGGATGAGCCAGAAGAAATCATAAATAAAGGCATCGCGGCACTCATCCAAGACCCGGAGCGAGACTTAAAGCAATTTCCCCTGACCCAAACAGAGATTGCAGCAGTTTTGGAAACCCTAATGAATGAAGTCAATGATCCTAGGATTGATGAAACTTTGGCCCATTTTTACATCTCATGCATTGAACTTTTAAAGACGAAGATATTTTTAAACTAAGGAGAAAATCATGGCAAAGCCACGCACCGTTCAGGAGATCAACAATAACTATTATCAAAAAGCATCTGAACTAGGACACCTCCATTGGCAAATGGAAGTCCGCATACCAAAGCTTATTGAAAAATTGCATAGAGAACTTAAGGCCATTGATGAGGAAGCCGATATGGCATCAGAACGTCAAAGAAAAGAAGAAAAAGACAGACAATTAAAAGAACAAATGAATAAATCTAACGGCGTTAAAGATCCTCAATCCCCAATTCCAATGGAAGCTGCGAAAGAGCCAGCGGCGGTGACTCAATGATAAGGCCGACATTTGAAGTCGAGGAAGTCTACTTCCCTGTAACCAATGATCAATTTGAGGCATTAGTGAATGAAATGCTTTTAGAAATTAATAAACTAAGTAGCCCACTGGCCATGGATGCGGAATATATAGCTCAAATAGTTACATCATGCCTACATGCAATGGAAAGAGGTGCCGGCACCTTTAAAAAGACAGATCTTTTTGATAGAAGTGTTCACACCATTTCCAACCATACGACGCAACAAATCTCTGTTGCCATTTCTGCCAGAAAAGAAGCCGCGAGAAAAGCCCTCACGGGTGAATCTCAATTGGCCGCGGTTCCGGACGAATTGACTGAACAATAAATGCAAGCATTTCAATATTTGCAGTGGATGCAAGCATTGTCAGGAACTTCAAAAAGAATGGTACGCCAAACTAGAAGGCTTTGTAGACATTGAAGATCAAACAATTAGACTTATTAAAAAATGGACAGGATCTGAAGAATTTAACGATAAACTTGAGAACACGGCCTGGCCCAATCCTAAGTTTGAAATTGAAGAATCTTTCTCAAAGCACCCAGACTTTGAAGTCATCTGCCAATCATCCTTTAAGCATCCAAACAATGTCATCTCAGCCAACGCTATGGTCAAGGTCTGGAAGTCTTATTGTGATGGATTTTCCTTAAGAGAAATAGCAAAGCAGTTCGGTATTCATAACTCTAGCATTTTTAGAGCTCTTAGGAAAATGAAGGAAAATATGACACTTGTTGATCTGAATAAAGAACCACATGCCTCGGTAATTATTAGGGCCTATGATCCAAATTCGGATGCTCCATTTGTCTTTGCTAGCTGGCGAAATTCAGTATGGTTTGATACCCATACTCAAAATGCTCTTGATCCAAGATTTTTTAGAATTAAAACAAAAGAGATTAGAACCTTTCTAGATCACCCAGACATTAGTACTCGCATAGCATGCCTTAATGAAGATCCAGATCAAATTATAGGCTATGCTGTTCTAATGAACCTAACTATTGAATTTGTTTATGTGAAACAAGATTATAGAAATCAAGGGATTGCCACCCTTTTAACTAAGGGATTTCAAGATATTGCTCAGCCGTCCACAAAGATCGGCTCGTCAATCGCTAGGAACCATAAGTTAAAAATTAAGGAGAATGAAGTTGGAAGAAAAGAAGAAATCAAAAGTTTATGAGAGCTACTATGTCCGATTTCATCAACCAGTTCCACCTGGAGTAGATAAAGAGCCAGTATCCGAATTCAAACTTGTTGGAAGAAATCAATTCGATAAGAAATATGTGGTCGATTCTATTACCTGGACCCCAGACGGGGTAATTACCAAAGCCCATGGGACCACAAACATTATCCCCTTAGCCAATGTGATTCATTGCAGGATAAGTCAATGAGAATTCATTGCGAGCATACAGAACTCAAAGATCCTAAAGAGCTCAAGCAACATCCAAAGAACCGGAACAAACATTCGCCAGAACAAATTGACAGACTTTGTAAGATTTTAGCATACCAAGGCTGGCGATATCCCATCAAGGTCAGTAAGCGATCAGGCTTCATAACTTCAGGCCATGGAAGATTAATGGCCGCTATGAAGATGTGCATGAAAGAAGTCCCAGTAACAATTCAAGATTATGATTCAGATGAACAAGAATATGCTGATGTCCAGGCAGACAATGCCATTGCCTCATGGGCGGAACTAGACCTATCGGGGATTAACTTGGACATCGGAGAACTAGGTCCTGATTTCGATTTAGATCTATTGGGCATAAAAGGTTTTAAAGTAGATGTCGCCGATCGAGAAGGTGAAGATACTATACCATCTCATATTGAGCCAACAACAAAGAAGGGCGACCTTTATAAATTAGGGGAGCACAGACTTCTTTGTGGGGATTCGACAAATATCCTAGACGTTGAAAAGTTAATGAATGGCGAGAAGGCTGACATGGTTTTTACCGATCCTCCGTACAATGTGGGTATTAAGGGCAAGTTTACTGGCAAGATAAAGAACGACTCAATGGAGCAAGATGACTTTATAACCTTCCTATCAGCTGCCTTTGCAGGAATGAGAGTTGCAATAATTGAAAAATATCCAGCATATATTTGCTATGAAATTAAAAACCATAGTGATTTCGAGTCAGCCCTTAAGAACAGTGCATTTACCTTCGATGAAATCATTGTTTGGAACAAAGACTCGGCATCATTTTATTCTAAAAACAAATATAACAGGAAGTTTGAGGCTATATTTTTTGTCTCGAACGGAGTTGATCCAATTTGCACCGGAGAAACCAATGTTTGGGACGCTCCAAAGAGCAGCTCATTTAATAGTTTTGATGAGAATGGCAAGCGATTTAACCAAGCCGGAAACTATTTAGTGGCTCACCCCACAACTAAGCCGGTGGCTATTGTTGAGAAAGCGATTGGCAACCACACATCTAAGTCAGTTCTCGACCTCTTCGGTGGTTCCGGCTCAACCCTCATAGCCTGTGAGAAGACTAAACGTAAGTGCTTCATGATGGAGATAGATCCTCATTACTGCGATGTCATCGTCACCCGCTGGGAGAAATATACTGGACTAAAATCCGAGAGAATCAGTGAAAGAACAGTGAATGAGCAATCCTAAAACCCTTGTGCCTTTTAAGCCTGGTCAATCAGGAAACCCTGCTGGCAGGCCCCCTGGGCCACCAGAATTGAAGGCCATTAAACAGATGACCAAGGGTGAATTCTCACTCCTCATCCATAAGCTTATAGACCTTAAGCCAGAAGATCTTAAAGACTTTAAGGGTACAGTATTAGAGATGGCTATGGCGTCAGCCATGCAGAAGGCCATTAAGTCAGGCGACTTTAGCCATATTCAAAGCTTTATTGAACGACTGTTCGGTAAGGTTAAAGAAGAATTTGTGCTCCATAAGATATCTGATGAGGAACTGGCCGCGGAAGCCGCGAGAAGATTAGATAGTGGATCAGAATCATAAGTATGATTTACAGAGATTTGTAAGTAAACAGTCACAAGTTAATCAAAGTCAAATATCACGTATTGAAGAAATGGCCTTTAAAGAGCAAAGGCTATTCATTGATGATCCTAAAAAGCATAAAGCGCTTCACTGTACAAGGCGAGCAGCAAAGAGTTTTACTGCAGGCCTTTATATGGTCGAGACTTGTCTAAAGTTCCCAAGAAGTAACTGCCTGTTTGTAGGCCTAACTCGTCAAACAGCACTCGATATTATAGATAAGGACATCCTGCAGGTTATCAATCAAAGACAAAACCTAGGAATGGAGCTTAACAAAGCTTCGCTCACTTATTCTTTTCCAAATGGTTCAATCATAAGAATATCTGGCGTTGATAGTGATGAAACCGAGATGAATAAGCAGCTAGGTAAAAAACATAAGCTTGTTTGTATCGACGAAGGATCTCTTTACACAGTTAACACAAGGCACTTAGTTTACGACATCCTGGGCCCTGCAATGGCTGATGAAAAAGGAACTATTTGTTTCTTTGGGACATCATCCAACATCACTCAAGGGCTATTCTTTGACATCACAAATAACAAAGAACCTGGCTGGTCAGTTCACAGATGGTCGGCCCATCAAAATCCACACATAGATTGGCAAGCACAGTTAGACGATATTAAAACTAATCGCCCGCTTTATATGGAAACCCCGCAGTTTAGACAGTGGTACCTGAACGAGTGGGTGATTGAGACAGATAAATTAGTTTATAAGTTCCATCCTGAAAGAAACCTATTTCGAGATCGCCCCTACCCAGAATCCAAGGGGTGGCATTATATACTTTCATGCGATCTGGGATGGGAAGATGATACAGCGATAGTGTTATCTGCTTATCACGACAATGATCCAACATTCTATATACTAAAAACCTTCGCACAGAAGCATATGACCTTCGACATGGTAGAGAAAAAGCTATTAGAATTTCTATCCGATCCAAAATACCCATGTAACTCAGTTATCATCGATGGTGCAAATAAACAAGGTGTTGAAACGATGACCATGCGTTCAAGTATCTTGTTTGAATATGCTGATAAGTTAGGGAAGGCAGATCACATTGAGATTCTAAATGGCGACCTTATACAAGGGAAAGTTAAGATTCACCAAGATGAGCATGATCTGATTGACGAGATGATGGCCCTTGTATGGAAAACCAATGGCGATAAGATTGCGTATCCTAAGAAGGAACATCCAGCACTCCCAAACCATAGATGCGATGCTTTGTTATACGGGTGGTTTAATGGTTATCACTTTTTAGCATCACCCGCCAAGAAAGCTTTAATTCCTGGGACTATCGAATACATAAAAGAACAAGAAGATCTTCATAAGCAAGCCATCATGGATAAGATTAAACGTGAACAAGCCATTAAAGATGGCGGACCTACTGGCTGGGTTAAAGATGCAAATGGTATGGACCCATGGCATCGGTGGGAAGATCAATAAAATGTGAAGCAGTTCATCAAGTATGAATGAATAAGCTTCCTTTTCTACAACCTAAAGGCTGGCCTAAACTTCGAAAGATGTCCGGCACATCTAAATTCGGCTTTTCCGAAGATGATGAACTCATAGAACAAGCCTTATCTGAATTAAGCCAAGCTATTGAAAACAAAGATCATAAGCAAATGATGAGTGCTCTATCAGCACTCATTGAATGCATTATGTCAAGAGAGGACGACGATGGGCCCGATGTACTCGAAGCGACCTAGCGCTATGGAGTCTGATGAAAAAGAACCAGCCAAACTAGACCAGGCCGATTCTTCTCCTGCCGATGAATCTGAAGAACCAGACATGCATGATGTAATCGGCGAAGAGCTCATGGGCGCCATTCATTCCAAAGATCATAAAAAACTTATGCAGGGGCTAGAGGCTGCTGTCCTTAGCTGCCTTAACAAAAAGGGTGATGACAATGCTTGATGGTAAATCTTTGAGTGCCGCTATCCGTAAAAAGAAAAAAGAATCAGGTCAAGCTGACCTTAGACAAGACATGGATTATGCCGGACAAGATGCCGTCGATCCTAATACTGCCTGGGATGAAAAACAAAACATGGAAGTCTCTGATGTTTTGGGTCAGCCAGACCACGAGCCTGCTACCGCAAGCGAAATGGGTGAGAACGAATCTAGCCAAGACGAAGGCAAAAGAAAAAAGATTTCCGCCCGCATCGCTAAGTACATGGAGAGCATGTAAGCGGTGAATTTACAGGAAACCTTGGCGCTAATTGAAGCCTTGAGGACGTCTGGCGTGAAACGGTTTAAATCATTCGAACATGAAATTGAACTGTCACCAAGTCCAGATGACTTCAAAGTAAAAAAGTTAGAACCATTGCCTGAAGTTAAAACTCCAGAAGAAGCTGCTGCTGTCGCAAAGGCCAATGAACAAATCAAAGGTTTACTTAACACAATTAAAATGTCCCCTGAAGAATTGGCTAATCAAATATTTCCGGATGGGGCACTCTAATGGCATGGTCAGTTGAGCCGATAGAAGTTGTTAAGCCCAAAGATAAAGTTATAGATCCTCGGGATAAGAAAACAGTCGAGAAAGCGAATAATTACTATCAATGGTGGCTAGCTCAAGATGACAAAGAATTGCTATCTCAGCTTTTATCAACGACCGCATTTTTAAAGAACTTTCATTCTGCAAGAATAAGGCAAGCATCTCTCTATTCTCGACTATTTTCCGGTAAACCACTTTATAATTATTTAGCATCAACTTCCACTCTCGATAACTCGCAGCAGATGCCGATGGGACGCCCGACCGCGAACGTCGTTTACTCATGTGTGGACACCATAACCTCCCAACTCACTCAAGATAATCCAATGCCTGTTTGGATACCTGATGCGAGTAAATATCGCGAGAGATTAATTTCTGGACAAGTAAATAACTTCATTCAAGGCGAGTTCTTCAGATGTAAGGCATATGATCTCGGAGTTAAGGCTTTTAGGGACTCTGCCATATTAGGCAATGGTCTTATAAAGATAATTGAAAAAGATAATAAGGTTGAACTGCAAAGAACTCTCGAGACGGAGCTCTTAGTAGATTTCAATGATGCCTATTATGGATCACCTCGGGCGTTAATACATACAAAGCTTTGTGACCGCGGTGTTATGGCCGACATGTTCCCTAAAGCTGCTGATAAGATATATAAATCTCAAGGTGGAACTGTTGATAGTTCACCCCAAAGTTCGGATACGATTTCAGATCAAATTATTATAGCCGAAGGGTGGCATTTACCTTCTGGAGAGGGCGCAAAAGATGGGCGTCATTCTTTTGTTTGCTCTGATGGCATCATAGAAGATGAATCTTGGGATTTTAATTACTTCCCTTTTGAGAAACAAGACTACAACGACAATATGGTTGGCTTTTTTAGCCAAGGTCTAGCTGAAATACTTTTCCCCACACAAATGGAAATCTACAAGATGCTCATCATTGCATCTCAAAGCCTTGAGATGACTGGTGTGCCTAAGATTATCATCTCAGAGCTTTCAAAAGTATTAGAGACAGCCTTCAATAATAATATCTCAAGCATTATCAAAGTTAAAACGATGGCCGAAGCACCCCAGTTTGTGAACGCCACATCTAACAATGCCGAGATCTATGAATACATAAAATGGCTTATTGAAAATTCCTATCAAATCTCTGGCATATCTTCTTTGTCGGCCAATGGTACTAAGCCTGCCGGGTTAAATAGTGGTGAAGCCCAGCGCGAGTATATGAATATCCAAAGCACTCGCTTTTCTTCTATGCAGAAACGGTATCAGAATTTCTATACCGGACTTGCATCTAAGATGGTCGATCGTGCAGCGCTTATAGCCAAACGAGAAGGCAAATACACGACAGTTTACCCAGGGCGTGATGGTACGGTTCAAGTTGATTTCCCTAAAATTGCTCTACTTAAAGATACCAATGTCATCAGGTGCTATGAAGAATCATCCCTTCCAAAAGACCCTGTTGGTCGCCAATCAAAGTTGTCTGAAATGCTTGCGGCGGGCGAAATCTCTAATCAAGAGTTTAGAAGGTTATCTCGGCTCCCAGATCTAGAACAAGATGACCAATTAGCTGTCGCGTTAGAGGAAAGAATTCTTCACGATCTTGACCAAATTGTTGAGGAAGGTAAAAAGGGTTATAGATCTCCTGATCAATTCATTCTTGATCCAACAGACCTTGCCACAAAGCTTACGGTTCAAACCTACAATAAATATGTCGTCACAGATATGGAGCGAGAAAAGCTTGATCTGATCATGGATTATTTCACAGCCATTCAAGATCTTAAAAACCAAGCTAATCCACCACAGCCTCAACCAATGCCAGCTCAAGCATCGCCACAAGTAAAGCCTTCAGTAGCACCGCCTCAACCGTCCATATCGCCGACAAGTAATGTCGCCGTTTAAATAAGAAGAAACAATTTTTAAGGAGAAAAATTTATGGCCTACACGACAGAAGAAATCGTAGTCAATCCTGTTTCAAGACAGCAATCTAATCAGCCAAATCAGTTTGATCTGCCATCAAAAGAATTTATTGGCTATGACCCGAAAGGTACGACCAGCATAACTGGCTCGCCTTTGGTCCATAAACAGCCGGCCGAAACTGCCGCACCAACAGATCCTGCTAACGCCCCTGTACCAGAAGTACCTAAAGAAGAAATTGCACTTTCTCCAAAACTCAGTGCCCTAGCTCGAAAAGAACAAGCGCAGAGATTGAGAGAAAAACAATTAGCTGAAAAAGAAAAATCATTGGCCGAGAAATTAGCAAAAGCTGAGAAATATGAACAGCTTAAAGCGAAAATAGCGGCAAAAGATTATTCAAGTTTAGAAGAAGAAGGCGTTGAGTACGAGCAATATGTGAAGCACGAACTCACTAAAGAGGCAGCAAAAGACCCTGCTGCAGAAAAAGTTAGGCAATTAGAAGAAAAGCTTTCGGCACTAGAGAAGGCAAGAGAAGAAGATGCGGTTAAGGAGTATCAGGCTAATCAGGCCTTGTGGAAACAAGAAATTGTCAAAGCTGTCAGTGAAAATGAAGAGTTCTCAACAATAAAGGACTTGGGTGCTGAGGACATGGTCCTTAAGCACATCAATGATTCTTTTGAAGAAGATAACACAGAACTCACGGTTGAGCAGGCGGCTAAAGAAATTGAGGATGCACTGTTAGAACGGGCTGAAAAGTTCGCTTCAGTGACCAAGCTCAAAAATAAAGTTCCGGAAGCTAAAGTGTTAGGGGCTCCGAAAACTGCAGTCAAAACCATAACACAAAACATGACGGTAACGTCTGCTCAGACGAAGCCTAAGCCGTTTCACCTTATGTCAGAAGCAGAACAAATTGCTGAAGCTATACGTAGGGTGCAATCCGCTAAACTACAAAGGTGATTAATTTATGGGTACTCCCGCAAATCCAGCGTTAGCATATTCAAATAGTCAGGATAACTTGCAGGTCTTAAAGCAGCTTTATTCTGATGACTCATGGGTTATGAAGGATCTGGTTTTTAATAAAAACCGCTTTCTTTCCATGGTCGATAAAGATGAAACCGAGATGGGCTTAGGCGGATTAAATTTCCCTATCCCCGTGTTGTATGATGTCGGTGGCGGAGGATCTGCCAACCTTGGTACAGCTCAAACGTACCAAACGGCACCCGCAACGGCTTCTTTTCTTTTAACCACGGTCAACGTTTACCGCGTTGGTTCTATCCAGAACCAATTCCTGCGCGCATCGGCTCAAAATATTGGGGCCTTCATGCCTGCAGCTAAAATGAACGTAAAATCCCTCTACATGGGTGCTGCCAACGACATCGCCTATCAAATGTTTAGTGATGGTTCTGGAACAAGGGGATCTTACGGTGCCAATGGTGGATCAGGTACTATTGTAAATGGCGTTATTACTCTTGATAACCTTGGCCAAGTTTATCAGTTCTCAGTAAATATGGCTTTAAATAGCTATTCAATTGCTTATCCTACTGCTACGCAAAGCACTGGTGCCGCAATTGGTTATGTTATCGCCGTTGATACTGGCGCTGGAACTGTAACTGTCAGCCCGACCTTACAAGGTGCTGCTGGAACTCCTAGCGGCTGGTCGACAAGCTTCCCTTACTTGGGACGAGCTGGTGACACGCTGTTTAGCACCAACGGATTGTTGAGCGCAAACATGCTCTGCATCGCTGGTCTTGGCGGATGGCTCCCTTCGACCGCCCCCGCCGCGAACGACAGCTGGTTTACTTTCAACCGATCGGTATCCCCAACTAAGCTTGCCGGTTTACGGTTTGCTGGAACTGCGGAAAGTATTCAGGACTGCTTGATCGATGCGACAAACCAACTTGCAGCACAAAGTTCTGAAGCTGGTGATCCCGATATTATTTTCATTAACCCGGTTTCTTATCAAACCCTTGTTAAGAACCTGACTGGCCAAGGTCAATATCAAATGATCAGGGCTAAAATTAATGAAGAAGTTGAAATCAGCTTTAAAGCGTTGGTATTGCCCACCGCTAACGGCGAGATTTCAATCATTCAGGATCGTAACTGTCCTGCTCAAACGGCTTATATTTTGACGATGAAAACTTGGAAGCTTCGGTCGTTGGGGAAAATTCCTCAGTTCCTGACCTTCCCTGGTTTCTATGACATGCTCGGTTTTCCTATCCCCGGGCAAGATGCTGTTGAAATTCGTGTGGGCGGATATCTGAACTTATCTTGCAATGCTCCGGGCGCAAACGCCACGGTGAGCTTGCCTCAATAAAAACCTGTAGATTGTACATCTTAGAATGTCATCGCGGTTTACCCCGGCCCTTAAAAAAGGTCGGGGTTTTAATTTTTGTGAAGCAATTTGACAGTTAGGTAGGACCCCCTACAAAGCTACCAGACTAGCGCCTCGACACTCTGGAGCTCAACTTTCGAGGATAGAGGTCCTATATGGCCAATGCTGTCGGCAATAACGGCGGACGTACTTATTCTTTCGCCGCCCAACCCGTTTTAATTGACTGTAATTTCGTCGTCGATTCTACAAATGGAAACGGTTACGGCAATAGGACCTTAAAGGGTCAGGGCGTTAAAGCTGTCTATATGCATACGACTGCGGCCCTTACCGGAAGTTTAACTTCTGGTTCAAATGTAATTTCATCGATTTCTGGCGGAACATCAAGTCTTGTAGCTGGAATGCCAGTTCAAGGGACGGGTATCCCAGCGGGTACAACCATTAGCGCCGTCCTATCGAGTTCTTCAGTTCAAATGAGTGCCAATGCAACGGCCAGCGAAACCAGTGAATCAATCACATATCAAGCTAAAGGAAGCCCAAACCCTGCAGCTGGGTATGCTCTGATTCATCTCACGTCTAGTTACAATAGATATATGGGTGGGTTTTCTGGCTTTGTATCTCCATCAACTGGAAGCACTATCGCGATTAACTCGACATCCCTTACTGCTGGTGTTCCATATGTTATTGCTTCAGTCGGTGCTGGTCCTAGTGGGTCAGCTACAATTGCACCCGTTGCGGATAGCTCGGGCTCTTTGGCATCAACTTATTTCATGCTTTATGATGCCTACGGCAATTCTTTTTGTATCTGGTTTTATGTAACCAGCGTTGGTGGATCTCAGCCAAACCTTGGGCCCGCACTTAGCCCTGCTCAAGCGGCCAACGGTTCTAGGGGCCTTCAATATGTTCAACAAACAATTGCTGAAAACGCATCAGCAGCTACTATCGGAGCAGCTCTCGCCAGTACGATTGCTTTGCTGCCATCTGGAATAAATGGAACGTTTAGTTTTACGGCCACCGGGACCACGACCGTAACTGTAACTTCAACTCTTGCGGCACCTCTTGGTGGTATTCCTCAAGATGGTAACCAAGTTATTCCAGCTACCAACTCTGTTCCACTTCCGATTTGGTTCACAATTTCTAGTGGGTCGGCTACTGCAGGGTCAGTCTGGACGGATGGTTTTGGAAATCTTTATACAGTTTCGGCTACTATCTCGAGTGCTACACTTCTTAAAACAACTGGCGTTCAATCCCCTGGTGCTGCTGCTGGAACATTGACCTTCGTTTCCGGAACGGGCGCCACAACTAACTTAACCTATTCTTCGGCTGTTGCAGGTCTTGCAACAGGATTCACATTCGCACTGGTAAATTATAATACCAACTTGGCTTGCTGGACTGGTGTCGGAGTAAAACCTGGTGTTGTTCCTGCCGTAGGCGTTCCGTTTATCGCAACTTCGACTGGGGTTTCAACTGGCGGTGGATCTTCTGGAACTGTTATTGCGGCGGGTATTTCTGGAATTACTTCTATCGAAGTTATTGGAAATACAAACCTGACGATTAATCCGATTGCAACGGGCGCCACATCAAATGAAGGTGCGTGGGTTTTAGTTCAATTATTAGCCCCCACAAACTCTAGCACTACAACCTTGGTTCCGACCAATCCGACCAATAACTCAGTTGTTGGGATGTCATTTTATGTAGACCTTAAACTGTCGCCTTCTGAGAACTACGCTCGATACCCCTAATTGAATTGGAGTGAAACTTAATTTAAGAAGGTAAATATATGGCCGTTGTACAGAATATAATTCTACAAACTGGGAACGGCCAAAACTACCTTACTTGGAATTTGATCGCTGGGGTCCCAAGTTATACCGTTCAAAGAAGTACTGACGGTGTGACTTGGGCTACTATCGCAAGTCCCACAACCAATCTTTATTTAGATACTTCGGTTGTAATTGGCACAAATTATTTTTACCAAGTTTCAGGAGGAACTGGATTTAGTGCATCTCAGCCAAATTCAATTACACCGTGTGCTCCTGGTCAAATTAATTTAGGTTACCTCAGATACCAGACGAGACTTAGGTGTGATCAGCCAAAATCAAATTTTTGTACGAACGATGAATATAATTACAATATTAATAATTCAGGTATGGAATTATATGATTTGCTCGTTACAAAGTTTGGTGAAGATTATTTTTTAGCCAATCCTTTGATTATTGTCAGTAGCTCTCAGCTTTCTTATCCACTTCCTAACGGAACAAATTATCCATTATCCGCACAACCTGGCGGAGGAACTGGATTTGCTCCGGGATGCTTTAAAGTTTATGGAATGGATTTTAATAGCTATGGGGCACAATTAAATAACACTCAAGGTTGGGTTTCAATGTCCCGGTTTAACTGGGCAGATCGTAACAAATACAACATTTTATTGGGAGCAGCTTCAAACAATGTGGCGGGTCAATATTGCGCGTTACAATTTAGGGAAATGGGTGAACAGGTATACATTATCCCTACTAATTCTGGTCAGTATTTTAGGCTATGGTATGTACCGCTTAATGCTCAATTATTGCAAGACACGGACATGCTCCCCTTCGGATATTCTGCATGGTGGGAATATATCGTGGTCGATGCGGCCGCCAAAGTCTTAGCTAAAAGACAATTCTTAGATCAAGCCCAGGAACTTTTAAATAGAAAGGCCCAACTTGAAATCAGAATCGAGACGACTGCGGCTAATAGAAATGTCGGCCAACCAAACACCGCAACTAATTCCCGTAACACCATGGGAGATCCAAACTTTAGTGGTCCAGGTGGCTCTGGCAACGGTTGGGGTTTCATGGGTGGAGCAGGCGGAGGACTTGGATACTGACGATGGCGTTGAACTTATTTAAAAGCCAAGATCAGACTTTAATGCTCATGCAAAAACAATGGACCTCGCAGCTTAATCCATTGTTAGCCGTATCGTTAACTCAAGGCAGTATTTTGCCGAATATAACTTTGAAGTCAGGAGCTAATACGTTCAATCATTTTTTAGGAAAACAAATGTCAGGTTGGTTTGTTGTAGATCAAAATGCTTTAGCTTCAATTTATAGAAGTGCTCCGCTTAATTCTCAAACATTAACCTTAACCAGTAATGCGGCAGTTACCGTATCGCTTTGGGTATTTTGATGGCTACAACGACTTTAACTCCAAATATGAATTTGATAGTTCCTACTCCTGGAACAAATGGCGAGCCAGGGCCTAATTATGCTTATGATCAAAATCAAGATTTATCGATTTTAGATTCTCATAATCATAGCCCGGGATCGGGAGTACAAGTAACTCCTGCAGGGCTAAACATAAATGCAAATTTAACATTTCAAAATAATCAGGCAACAAATGTTTATGGTATAATGTTTTCTTCTCCTGCTACAAACACACAGACAACATTTCTTTATACCGCACCGCAATCTGGGGGTGGAATTGACGATCTTTTTTATAATGATGGTGCTGGTAACGTCATTGCTCTTACAAAGGCTGGATTGGTAAATGCCACCATCGCATCATTGCCTGGGGAAAGTTATGCCGGAGGAACTTTTACTTGGAAGCAGGGCGCGGGATCAACAACTCCTGCCAATTTTGATATTGGTTCAATTACTATTAGGCCAAATACTGCTGGGACCACAAACGGAGTAGTTTTGGGTCCCCCTTCTGGAATAGCATCTCAATATAACGTACAGCTCCCGGCTGTTCCAGCATCAGCTACAAGCTTCATGACTCTTGATACTTCAGGAAACATGGCAGCAAATATTGCAGTAGTTGGTGGGTTAACCACAACAAATCTTGCGGCCAACACCATTACTGGGTCAAATATAGCCAACACTAATTCGATAACCAGGTCTCAAACGGTTGGGCCATTTACGACTGTTATGAGCACCAGTAGTAGTGCATTTTCTACAAATTCTGCTTACCCGACATGGGTTAACGTTGGGATGACAGGGCTTACGGTTACCACATTTGGTGGACCAGTTTTATTTTATATGACTGGCGATGGCAGTTCTGAATTTTCAACTCTTTCTCATACTGGCGGTGGCCAGGCATATATAAGGGTTGTAAACAACACATCTTCAATTGAAATTTTTAGAACTGAATTTGGCTCAGGTTTTAACATACCGCCTGGTTCAATTATGTGCATCGATACTACCGTTGTTGGAACACCCGGAACATATACCTATATCGTTGATGCTGCCGTTAACATTTCTTCAAATACCCTTGCTGTTCAAAACTGTATTGGCGTAGTGCGCGAGCTTTATTAAAATGGCCGGAATAACCCCTCAAGCAGTCACAATAAATTGGGGCAAAGGTGTGGATCTAAAAACAGATCCATGGCAAGTCCCAATGGGAAATTGGCTAGCTATTGAAAATGCTATTTTTACGGTTGGCGATAGGCTCACAAAAAGAAATGGCTACGATCTTGTAACAACAATTCCAGGGGCTGCGACAATAACTACATACCTAGGGAATCTTATTTCTTTAGGGTCTGCTCTTAATGTTTATTCGCAAGATACAAATACTGTTATTAATGCCGGAAGCATTCAGCCATTATCTTTAAGCGTTCTATCAATGGTTAGATCAGCGACGTCACAGACAACCGTGGATGCTGCCATAGCGTCAAATGGGCTTTGTTGTGAAGTATGGTTAGATTCAAATGGAAATTCTTATTATCAAATCAATGATTCAGTAACTGGCGGAACAATTATACCATCAGTTTCAATAACTACCGGCACTGATGTTAACGCCACGATGCCAAGAGTGAATGTCTTGGGCAATTATTTTATAATCACATATCTTGCGACAGTTTCATCAAACGCCACGTTAAGATACATTGCCATACCCTTTTCAAATCCAACAAGTCCATTTGCTCCAGTGACAATTTCAACGGCCATAACTAGCATAACTGCCGCATATGATGCCCTAAGTGTAAATGTTAATGCTGGCGTACTTTATTTGGCTTGGGAAGATTCTGGGGTTATCAAGCTAACTCAAATAAGTAATTCGCTGATTGTAGGGTCAACGGTAACGCTAAGTTCAGCGGGCGCCGACCTCATTTCTCTTGCCTGGGATTATACAAATAGCCAGTTATGGGTTTCGTTTTACCTTGGTAGTTCAAACACAATTAAAACGGCGGCCTACTCATCAAGTTTAAATCCAATTTTAGCCGTCACAACAGTTGTAAGCTCAATCACTTTAAATAACGGACTAACATCCACGGCAGCGGCAGGTGTAGTTTCAATATTTTATGAAGTCAGTAATTTTTATGGGTATGACTCAAGTTTAAGAACAGATTATTTAGCCTATAACACGTGTACAATAGCTGGAGTCCCAGGAACACCAGCAACAATATTAAGAAGCCTAGGGCTAGCCAGTAAGGCCGTATTATCAAACGGCGTAAACTATATGCTAGCTTGTTATAGTTCGGTTTATCAGCCATCTTATTTTCTAATCACCCAAGCTGGAAACATAATTGGAAAAGTTGCCTATTCAAATGGCGGCGGATATATAATAAATCAAATTCTTCCACAGATAAATGTTTCAACAAATGATGATGATCAAACAGTTTTCAAAATTGGATATTTGTTTAAGGATTTTTTAGCGAGTATCGCAAACCCTGTCGGGCCATTGGGATCAAATGTTGGAACAAATTTAACACTGGGGGCTTCTGCGCCCCCAATTTACACTCAATCAGGGATTAATTTATCGAAGTGGACCTTTGG